AAGACAGATGCGCTGAAGTCACCGATTAGCAGGCGCGAAGCCGGCCCGCCGGTGCCCGTGATCTTCAACCGGCATGTCGTCGCCGTCTGGTTCGTCAGTTCGTGGGTGCGTTCCACCCAGAGCGGGAAAGCCAGTGCCTCCGTTTCATCGAGCGGGATCGTGGTCCAGGCTCCTCCATCCTTCGAGATCTGCATGGTCACCGACGAACCACCCGGCAGGTAAGCCTTGTAGTAGGCTGCGATCCGGACCAGCTCGCCGAGATCGAAGGCACGGGTGACATAGGTCAGCTCTTCATGGATCTTGCCCGCGACCAGCTGGATCGGCGCATACAGGATCGGCGAGAGCTTCGACGTGCCCTTGAGGACGGCTCGAAGCTCGATCGTCTCGGTCAGGAACTCGTTGAACTGCAGCACCTGTCCTTCGGCAAGCCGGTAAATGGTGCCATTTGTGCGCTCAACCTCGAACTCGACCGAGCAGCCATTCGACGGCAGCTCGATTTCCGCACGAACCTGAAGGTCCGAGCAGTCGACTAGATCGAAGCTGCCGAGCGGCACGGTCTTGGTGGTCACCGGATAGGTCCAGGCAACGACGCGGAAGGCCAGGGCCTCGTCCTGGTGGGCCGTCCAGGTCTCGGCATTGACAGAGGAGAAGCGTGGCGCAACGACAGAAGGGTGACGCGAGATCTTCTGCTGCAGCTCGGCATCGTCTTGATGACATGCCCATGCAGGCTTTGCGGACCGGTGGTCACCGGCAGCATGAAGCGCGCCGACTTCCAGCCAACCGCAGCACCCGCCATGGAGACGAACGCCTCAGCCTGGATGTCAGCGGTCGGGTAGCCATTGGACGACGTAACCTGATTGACGACGATATCCTTTGTGGTGTCGCCGATCCCGCAGAGGTGGAAGTCGAGACCGATGATCTGACGAAGCTCCGGTACCGCGAAGAGCTGCGCCTGGGGATCGGCTCCACGGTCGCCGTTCTGTCGGCGTTCACCGGAAAACAGAAGTCTCGCCCGTTCCCATCGGTTGATGGTCGTGACCCGCCGCATAATCTGGGTTTCGATCGTGCCCTGTCCGGCGAAGAGCGCTGTCGCCTCGGAACCGCCCTGGCCCTTGGCAAAGACCGTCTTCGTCCCGGCCGTGACGTTTGCCGGGATTACGAAGGTGTCGGAAATCTCGCCCTCTGCGTTTGCTGTGACCACGCCGGCCGGCTTCACGTCGACGCCGTCGAAGGTCAGCTCGTCGAGGATCTCGCCTGGCGCGAAGCCCTCGATCGAGAAAGTCACCGTGATTTGGCGCAGGAACTCGATCAGCTCGCTGCGGGTGTCCACGAGCTGGGTCGTGGTGCTGGTGGTCGTCAGCGGCCCGCCATTGGTCTGGACGCCGCGATTGAACTCGCGGGTCTGGGCGGAGAGCCACTGGTTACGGCTCACAGTCCAGAAGTCTACCGGCGGGCGAAGCGCCATCGAGGCCGGCAGGAAGTTGAAATTGGCATAGGGGTTGATCAGCTCGCACTGGCTCTTCAGCTCCTGGGAGATGATCACTTCCTCTACACCGTCGAGCGTGACCGGCGCCGTGAGCGTGGTCTCGTAGAAGGTCGGGTCGATCGCCAGCTGCAGGATGCCGTCGACGATGGCACCGGTCTGCACCACGCCCTCGTCTCGATAGCTGTCATCCTGGAAAGGATCGACGAAGATGCCTTTCTTGGCGACCGGCTCCCGCGCATCGGTGGCGTTCTTCAGCCGCTCCAAGCCGAGCAGGCGCAGAGTATCGAAGTGGCTGTAATAGAGCTTTGCGATCTCGGACGCCGGCAGGAAACGGACCCCGTCATTGACGCCGTCGACGATGATCTGCGGCGGCGACATCCAGTCGTTGCGGATCTGGCAAAGCTTCAGGGCATCACTTGGAGCGCCTGGTGGGCGCGGGTTGGATCGGGCCGAGATGCCCTTGATGTAAAGCGACGAACCGTCTTCGCTCAGGCAGAGGCGGTCAATGCGCGGAAGCTTGCTCGTATAGGTCACGAGGATGTCGCCGCCGGCAGCACCGCCCGAGACCGTAATTTCGGTATCGTTGAAGGCATCCGCGACCACGGTGGCGCGATAGCGATAGGTGACGGTGTAGGTCGAGCCGGCAGCAGGCTCGGCGCCGACCAGGCCCCAATCCACGGCATTGGCCACGCGTGTGAAGTCAGTTCCCTGCACATAGGTCGTGCCGCCCTGAACCACCGAGACGATCTCGGTCACGCTGGTATCGGGCAGACCATCGGCACCGTTCGCGATGGCGCCGCGCGTGACGGCGACCGACTTCTGCTTTGTCAGCAAGATGGTGTTGATGGTGCCGATCGGCGCGACGTCGATGCTGAAGGTATGCGAGGCACCGGCCGGATAGGTGTGGGTCTCGCCGTTGATCAGCAGCTCGTCCCAATCCTCGGTCTCTTCGTGACGAAGGGCTGCAAGCCGGGTGCGCTTGTAGCCGTTGATGTTGGCCTCGCCTTCCGAGATCGAGAAGATCTGCTTGCCGGCGTCGGTACCGAGCCAGGTCACGCGGCAGCCGTTGACGATGTAGTTTCCGTTCGGCCGGTCATACTCGATGATCGACTGCAGTGCCGGCGCCAGGATGTTGGGCCCGGTCTGGTCGAGGATGACGCCGTCCTGAAGCGTATAGACGGAGAAGAACAGGCCGTCCTCGTCGGCGTCCTGATGCGACCAGGTCGCGCTCCGGATCTCGCGAGAGGCACCTTCTTCGCCCTCGCCGTCAGAACCAGGCACCAATCCCAGTAGGGTCGGATCGTCCTCCGACGTGATCCAATCAGTCACGAGGCGAATGCCGACTTCTGTGCGGCCGACCATCGGTACGCCAGCAACAACGCGCGCTGGGACATCCCAGACGTCACCATCGGCATAGACCCGGCCGGCCTCGATCGTGACGGTGCCGGCGTCGATATCGACAAAGGCGTCACCGCGCTCGATGCGGTCGCCATCGCTCACGATGACGCGGCCGAGGCGCTTGATCTGGGCCCGAACAATCGTGCCCATCTCATTGAGCTCGGTCGTCTGGATGTATGGCCGCTCACCATAGAAGATGACCTGCTGGATCTCCGGTCGCTCAAGTGCGCGGTCATAGGCAAAGGGCAGACCGGAAGGATGCTCGAAAGCCATCAGAACCTCACGAGGAATTTGAAGCGCTCCCGGACTGTGGTCCGCAGCGGCAGAGATATTGCTGTTTCAGCGAATGCGATGCCCGAAGCAACGTCGTCCGGCTCCAGCCAGAGCTTTCCGGGCTTCACGCCGGAAGCGAGGGTGACACCAGACATCAGCGCTGCAGAGGATGCCTCGACACCGTCGGCATCGCCGAACTGTGTCATGGCCTCGAGGTACACCTGCTGGCCGTTCGAGGCTGGCCGGTAGTAGGCATTGCCGAAGCGATAGACCCCAGAGACACCTTGCGTGACCGGCCGGCTGGCGCGGCAGCGCCGGTACCCAATGATCTCCCCTTGGGCATCCTTCAGGCGGACATAGAAGGTCCGCGCTGCGAACCAGCTTGCCATCAGCTTCCGGCGCTGCGTGTCAGGATCATCCGCCCATGCAAAATCAGCTGTGACCCACGGATAGTCCATGTCGATCCAGGCGATGCCACCCTCATCCGGGATGGCCAGCCAGTTGCCGATCGCGGTGCCCTCCGCCTCGGTGAGCGTGTAGTCCACTTCCGTTGTACGACCGAACGACCAGATCGTGCCGTCGGGCTGCAGCCGAGTCCCACTTTCGCGCTCGAGAAGGCTGCCGTTCAGCCGGCTCGCATTCCCGATCGCCGGGCCGACATCATACTGATGGACGCCTCGACGCAGATCCGACCGGAACGGCAAGGAGAGGCGGGTAATCCCCTCAATGCGCTCCAGCAGCGGGCTGTCGCTTGCCGGAAGTGAGGGAAAACGAAGCTGGCAGGAGTTCCACCAGACCCTGCCGTGCCACGCCGGCTCCGCAGTCGCGGTGACACCAACGAACGCCAAGCCCTTTTTGATGCCCGCATAGGTGCCCCGCAGACGCATCCAGCGGACGCCTTCGTTGATCACCTCGTAGACGTTGGAGACATACGGCGTCAGCATGCCGAGCCCGTATTCGTAGACCAGGAACGGCAAGAACGACGGTGGCGGGTTCTCCTTCGCAGTGGTGATCGAGGGGACAGCCGCCCGCATGTTGTCCCAGCGGCCGGTATGCGTTTCCTCGATCGCGATCTCGAACGGCTCGGCTGAGGCCGGCAGCAACGATGTCAAAACGCTCTCCCGCGCAGGTTCGGGGTGATCGTCCCGATCGCTACTGCTTCAGAGGGGGGCACGATGACGTCCGAGGTCGGGCCCGTGGCTGTTACCTTGTGAACGCCGTCGATCATCAGCTTGGAAACCCACCACTCCTTGATCAGATCTCGACCAAGCGTCTGCTCTTCCGCCCAGGCCAAACGCAGCGCGTCCA